CTCTGCCTTGTGATCAGCGGGTGTGCAAGTGACGCAGCGCCTAATCTGATTGGGGGCCGTTACTACATGGCGGGGGATTCAAACTGCGTGAGAGCCAGGCAGATTCCACCAAATCAGATCATGTGCCTCGATTCCGACGGAATTGCGACCGGATACCGTGAATCGATGACCAGCCAGCAGATGCAGATGTATCAGTATCAGCAGTACAACAACCAGATGCAGATGCGGCAGCTCAACCAATCGATGCAGCAGACCAATCAGTCGATTCAGCAGAGCGCCCCGCAGTACCAGCCTTATACGGCGCCAGCCGTGACCCCAATTACCCCACCAGGTGGTAATCAGGTCAGATGCATTAGCACCGACATTTATACGAACTGTCGATATTGATCGTTGCTTTGAATCGATAGCCCAGCCACCGCGCTGGGCTTTTTGCTTTCTGGAGAGTTGAAATGCCCCTGACCATTGATCAAAAGATTGCCCAGCTCCAGGCTATCCGTAATGAGCGCGGCGGCGATTTGCTGGTGCTCGGCATTCAGGAAGCTCCATCGTCGGAGTATCGCATTGGTGCAGATGGCCAAGAAGAGCTTTACGCGATCCGCGAACACGCGGAGTGAATGGTGAGCGGCAGGTTTTCAAATGCCTGCCGCCCCGGGCATCAAGTCCGCTTGACGATTTTGTTTCTGCTGACGATTTCGTATTCAGTTTCGCTGATCTTATTGACTCCTCCCGCTCCTGCGGCCTGGTAGGCCTTGATGCTGTCGCGCCATTCAGTCTGACGCGAACCAAGCGGCTCAATACCATATTGCTCAGTTATTTCCACAATGGTGAACAGCTCACCATCTTCAGCTACAGCTTGGAATCGCGCCGTCTCTAACTTTCTGGTTTTAGTGGACATTCCGTACTTCCGTTTACAGCTATTGGGGCTTGAACGGTAGCAGTGAAATAGCACTTAGCCAGTGGCTTAGACGATTTGTTGTTGACCATAGCCAGGGTGGACCTTCGGGTGGGCCTAGATACGGTATAGCCGGTCGCAATGTGTTCCAGCGTGCTTCTCCAGGGAGTGTCGGCGGACAGAGGGGAAAGTCCCTCAGCTAATCACGTCAGAGACCACAACAGGTTCGCTATCCCGAGCTTCTCAGCTTGTTGCCTTGTGAGCTTTGGTGACTTATCAGTAGGGTACTTCGGAATTTTGGCGAGGCCTGCATTGATCGTTGCCCAGTGCCAGGCCTCGGCATCGTTCATGAGTGCCGCTCGAATGTAGAAGGTAGTGTCGGCGCCTTTGAACAGGTAAGCGATCCGGTATTGTCGGCGTTGCTGCAACTGCGACATGAGTCATTCCTTTGTTATCACACTGATCCATCGGCAGTTAATCCTCTGCCACACCACAGATTCTAGACCAATTTGGTTGCAGCGCTCTCAAAGTCCCCCATATAGGCGGGCCTTTTCTATTTCAACTCCCGTAAGGGGGGACACCGGATGAAATCCATGCCCGACAAGAACCCTGATTTATGGGCACAGGTGTGGCTCATCCTCAGCACGCCACTCTGGCAGGGCGCAATCATGGCCGCCACGATCTCGTTACTGCGCGTCTTGTACGAAGCTAAGGAGCAGAACAAGTGGCGAATCGTTTTCGAGGCATTGATCTGCGGCGCACTGAGTCTTTCTGCCAGTAGCGTCATTGAGTGGATGACCTGGCCGCCGAGCCTGTCAGTCGCGGCTGGTGGCACGATTGGTTTTATAGGCGTCACAGCGATCAGGGAACTGATCATCAAGTTCCTCGGGCGTAAGGCGGATTCGGCATGAAGGCTTTAGCAGTTGCACTCATCGCCGCGTTGGTTGCATTCCTGTTGATCGGATTCCAGCAATACCGATACCTTGGTTTGCAGGGAGCGATGACGGTAGAAACCAAGAACAAGAACGACGCCATCAAGGCCAATCAGGAAAGTCAGCTGACCATCACCACGCTGCGGGACGAGGCCAAGCGCAACGCTGACTATCAGGCCGACCTAAACAAACGCCTCAAAGACAGCGAACAGAAAGCCCTGAAGGCAAGGAAAGATTTTGATCAACTCAAGCGCACCAGTAAGCCTGTTCGTGATTGGGCTGCTCAGCCTTTGCCTGACGGCCTGCGCGGGAAACCCGCAGCCATTGGTAACAAAGACAACAGCAGTAAGGCTCGGACCCCCTGAGCTGATCCCGTGTGAGCGGATCACTGAGAGCGAAGACGATCTTGCTCTCAATGGTGACCTATGGGCGTTGAAGGATAGGGCTGTAAACCTGCTCGATACCTGCGCTGATCAAGTCGATGCCCAGATCGTACGTAGCAAGAGCGACTAACAGTTCTATCCTCGAATCACCCTTTTACAAGTCGAAGTCTTGGGCGTTGGTTGTTGGCTACTCCCTTCCCTGAGCTAATAACACCTGTCAGCTTCTTTACTTGCTCGTAGTGCCTAGCGAATGCGTTCTGTAGCTCTTGCATCTGTTCCATTACAGCCGGGTCGCTTGCGAGCGGGGTACCTTTTATTCGCATGAGCATATCTGCAAGGAGGTTGTAGTTCATGACGACCCGATTCAGGTCAGCGATGTCTTCCTTCGAGTTCATTGGCGGCCTCATTCAATTATCATCGTTTAAAACATATCGGCAGCTTTCAGCACAACGTTAGGCCTATCCACATCCCTGATTTAAATCCTAAGAACCACGCTAGACCACTGGCATTCGTCCAAGGCATCTGGCCGTTTTGCGTACTGGAGCGAGTAATGCCAATCAACACAGCAGCTGGCACACGTATCTGCCTCAAGCCCGAAGACACCTTGCCGCCCACAAAGCCATCAGCGCCGGAGCCTGAAATGCCCAAGACCAACGTAATCGAAGTTGTAGTGATCGGCGCTACGGGGTCAGGTAAGTCGCATGTGCTGGATACTCTGGCGAAGGCCTTGCGCTGTGAATACGGCACGCACGCGCAGATCACATCGCACGAACTTTCGCTCAAAAAGGGGCTCGGCCATGAACTGCTGAAGCCCCGCATTGCTGACACCATCTTCAATCTGCGCGAGCAGGGTTCGACCAGCTCCAGCAAGAATGGCGAGATGAAGATCAGTATCGATACATCGGACCTCGTCACGGCCATCGATAAGGTCGAGGCAACTCAGGGCCAGGCAATGAGCTTCGCGCTTGATCCGCTGGAGCAGGCGGTTGAGTCAACCGCTCGGGTGTTGCGCGACGAGCATCAGCACATGGCTCAAATCGGCATGACGATGGCTGGCAACTTCCCTTCAACGCCAATCTACCGCCGCATGACCGATCACCTCGACTTATTGCTTGCGGCTCAGTTGAAGCGGGTGACTGCTGATGAAACGGTCTGATCAGTCGCGCCTCAGTTACCTGCTGTCAGCCAGGCCTCTGATCATCAAGCAGGACGGTAGTTATGTCTGCTTGCACGACGCGTTCAGCGGTGAAGTCTTGGGCGGTCAGATGCGTGTGTCATTGCATCAGGAGCCTGACTCGCTCGCTGTGCTGCGGGTTGAGTTTGCCATCGATGGCGAAATGGTCAGGCTGGTTGGCAGCTGATGTGCACGCTTGGAGAATGACTCATGGGCAGGCTGACCACAATCAAACCGCGCTTCAAAGAGGTTCAAGGTCGGCAGCTGGGGACAACATCAAGCCCCGACGGCGAGCGTGGTTGGGGTACCGGAAGGGGCGGTCGCCCATGGCGGCGAAAGCGCGAACTGATCCTGATCCGCGACAAGTACACCTGCCAAGTCTGCCAGCTCGTCACGCTGGATCTCGAAGTTGACCACATCATCAACATCGCCCAAGGCGGGACTGATGATGATGCCAACCTGCAGGCACTGTGCGTTCCTTGCCACCAGGCGAAGACGGCGCGAGAGGCGGCGCAAGGTGGGTGCTAGAGGCACGTAGATGGCGTGCTTCAAGGAGATGAAAACGCCCCGTTTTTTGTGTGGCACGTCACTGCCCCAGCGGGGCGGGTCGAAACCGTGGGACCTTTGGTGCCGGACACCGCCCCCGACCGCACGTAGAGATTTTTTCCCCCTCACAGGATTTTGTTAAAGATGGCCCTGACCTCCAAAAAGCGCGCTTTCATCGTCGCTGTGAGGGAGGGTGCGTCAAATAAAGAGGCGGCGATATCGGCGGGATGCTCAGAGAAGACCGCGTCAGCCGCGGGGTCGAGGCTGGCGAAGGACCCGGATGTCATCCGCGAACTGCACAAACTTAACGCGCTCTTCCCTGTTAACGCGGATGTTAAAGGCGATGTTAAAGCGGCTGTTAAAGCCAAGCCCTCAAAGGCCCAGGCCGACACTGCAAAGCACGTAAGTGAAGTCATGGAAAGCTCGCTCAGCCCTCCCGCGGATAACCCCGAAAACATACCTGAGGAACCATCCTCGTTTGGTCGCTTGTACACCGATCCGAAAGATTACCTGCTCGATGATATGAACGATCCCACCCTTGATCGCAAAGACAGGCGGGATGCTGCGAAGGCGTTGATGCCGTTCATTCATCCCCGCAAAGGTGAGGGCGGCAAAAAAGAAGAAAAGGAAAATGCCGCCAAGTCCGCATCGAAAGGAAAGTTTGGTGCATCCCCGCCGCCCCCTGGCCATTTACGATCGGTGAAATAATTGAGCGAACCTACTTGGGACACGTCGTGCCCCGATTGGGAATCGCGAATCGTCAACCGCCAGTCACTTGTGCCCTTTCCGCCGCTGTTTCCAGCAGAGGCAGAGGCCTGCATGCAGGTCCTGAACGATCTGAAAATCGTAGATGCGCCTGGTAGCCCTCTGATTGGGGACTCCTGTGCTCCGTGGATAACGGACTTGGCCGGGGCAATTTTCGGCGCGTATAACGGCGACACGGGGGAGCGACTGATTCAAGAGTTCTTCCTGCTGATCAGCAAGAAGAACGCAAAAAGCACCATCGCCGCAGCGATCATGCTCACCGTCCTGATCAGGAACTGGAGGCAGTCGGCAGAATTCATCATCCTGGCACCGACGATTGAGGTCGCCAACAATGCTTATGCGCCAGCCCGCGACATGGTCAAGCATGACGAGGAACTGTCGGCGCTGCTGCACGTACAGGATCATCTACGCACGATCACCCATCGGGAGTCAGGTGCAACTCTGAAGGTTGTCGCGGCTGATCAGAATACGGTAGGCGGCAAGAAGGCGGCTGTGGTGCTCGTTGACGAGCTTCACCTATTCGGCAAGAACCCGCATGCCGCGAACATGCTGCGTGAAGCGACCGGCGGACTGGCTTCAAGGCCGGAAGGGTTTGTAATTTACCTAACCACCCAGTCCGACCAGCCGCCGGCGGGTGTGTTTCGGGAAAAGCTGCAGTACGCCCGGGGCGTTCGCGACGGCACGATCATCGACCCGAATTTCTTGCCGGTGATCTACGAGTTTCCTCAGCGCATCTTGGATGCAAAAGAGCACCGAAACCCGGAAAACTTCTACATCACCAACCCAAACATGGGGTATTCGGTGAGCGAGAAGTTTCTGATTCGGGAAATGAAAAAAGCCGAAGAGGCAGGCGAGGCAGAAGTGCTGGGCTTTATGTCCAAGCATCTGAACGTCGAGATCGGTCTGGCATTACGTTCGGATCGATGGGCAGGCGCGGACTTTTGGGCAGCCGCAGCGGTGCCCGTGCTGACACTTGACATGCTCATCGCGATGTCAGAGGTCATAGACGTCGGCATCGATGGTGGCGGCCTTGATGACTTGCTGGGATTCGCTGCGGTGGGCCGTGACAAACGAACTCGGGACTGGCTGGTTTGGACGCATGCCTGGGCGCACCCTTCGGTGCTTGAGCGGCGAAAGTCCGAAGCTCCGCGCTTCCACGACTTCGAAAAGGATGGAGACCTCACGTTATCCATCCGCATTGGCGACGACGTTTCAGATGTTGCCGATCTGGTCGAACAGATCGAGGCTTCGGGCCTGCTCGACAAAGTGGGTGTTGACCCGGTAGGCATTGGCGCGATTTACGACGCCATGATCGAGCGGGAGATTCCCGCCGAAAAAATTGTCGCGATCAGCCAGGGCTGGAAACTTGGCGGCGCCATCAAGACCGCCGAACGCAAGCTGGCCGAGGGCGGCATGAAACACGCCGGACGCCCGATGATGGCTTGGTGTGTCGGCAACGCCAAAGTTGAACCTCGGGCCAACTCAATACTGATCACCAAACAAGCCAGCGGGTCGGCCAAGATTGATCCGCTGATGGCTCTTTTCAACGCTGTGACCTTGATTTCCTTGAACCCTGAAGGCCGGGGGAATGACGACTTCATGGCCGCCATTCGGAATCCAATCATCGTATGAATCCACTGCACGTATACATCTTTACCGCTTTGGCTGGGTTTGCCGTGGGTATCAGCGGTGTCTATGTCCTGTTTGGTTTGGGCTGGTCTTTGCTGGCGGGCGGAGCTTCTTTACTTCTAATCGCTGGTTTTGTGCGCAAGGGGCTAAAAGGTGACTAAATCCTTATCGGCGGTAATTGGCCGAGCAGCCAGCCAGCCAAAAGCCTCACTGGGCGAATGGTTCGGAAAATCCATCAAGTTGAGTGACGGTGGGTTCTGGGGCCAGTTCCTCGGCGGCCAGTCCAGCTCCGGAAAGACTGTAACCGTCGACAATGCCATGCAGCTTTCGGCCGTCTGGGCCTGTGTCCGAATTATCTCGACCTCGGTTGCGGGCCTTCCGCTCGGTGTCTATCGCCGTGAAGTCGATGGTGGCAGGAAGGATGCGCGCGACTTTGGCTTGTATGACGTTATCCACAACAGCCCCAACGAGGACATGACGGCGTTTCAGTTCTGGCAGGCGATGGTTGCGGCCATGTTGCTGCGAGGAAACGCTTTCGCGGAGATTCTGCGCATTGGCTCTCGTATCGTTGCGCTGGATTTCCTTCTTCCGTCGCGAGTAGATCTTGATCTCGATG